ACAGTTAAAGATTAACCATTGACAATTCTACCTTCCTTTCTAGCTAAGTCGATATCTTTTTCATACTTTGCAAATTGATGTGGTTTCATTTTAGCTATTTCACTAATCTTCCACACTTTTTTGTTTGAAGTATCTACTTCACGTTTACTAGTCGATGTAACAGATTTAGATGCCTCTAACGATTTAGCAGTTTTCTTTTTACCATATCCTGTATCCATTTTGTATAAGTCTATAGCTCTTGCTGCTAAATTTGCATTGGTTGTATTTTCATATAACCAACCTTGAATAGTAGAGTCTTGTTTCGATACCCATTCATGAAATTTATCGTCTTCTCTTATTTCACTAAAATCTGGATGTAGCTTTGATAGTTCTACTTCTGCTTTATCTTTTTGAACGGCCATTTGTTGGCTCTCTAATTCTTTAAGATTGCTTTCAACCTTCTTAGCTTTTTCATCTGCTTTAGTGTAAGCGATAGTTTCGATAATATCATAAACATCTGGATACTTTTGTCTCCATGCATCTACTTCTTCTTTTGTTTTTGGCAAGTTAATCTTGTCAGCATTTTCTTGTAACTGAAGTCTTAACTTTTCAATATCGTCTTTATGCTTATTGACTGTAGAATCGTAATGTCGTTTAAGGTCGTCATAACGTTTCTTAAACACTTTCTCTTCAGCGTTGACAGGGCGTTCTTCCTTTGGAGTGGCTTCTTCTTCTGAAGAAGTGTCCTCTGAAACGGTAGCTGTGTCCTCTGCTTCTTCCTTAGTAACTTTACGTTTGTAAGGAACAGGCTCGAGAAAAGCCTCTTGTTGAGATTCTTCTTGAATCTCCTCTTGTTTATTTTCTTCCATTTTATTCTCCTTGATTGGTGCTGTTGGAAAACAGGTGGCCTAGAGTCGCTTTGGGGCTATGACTATGCAGTCATAGGTGGCCTATTCATTGGTGCTCCTAGTCCTTCTTGATTAGGAGCTTCTGCTGCCATCGGTGACGGAGCAGAAACTGGTTGTGGTGCAGCAGGCGGTTGAGCGTTAGCCGTCATGTCTTGCACAAATTGTTTCATTGATTCTTCTGGTGTTGCTGCTTGATATCTGTTTACAATTACTGAAACAGGTATAACAATGACAGGCTCTTTTGGGCCTCTATCTTGTACAGCACTTACGTCTACACCTTTTGATTGTAATGCCTTTTTAACATCCTCTGTTAAATGCATATCGAGCACAGCATCATCTACTGCACCCATTTCTGGTTGTGCACCCATAGGTGCTTCTCCCATAGGAGGTTGGCCTCCCATTGGAGCGTTTGGGTCGTTCATCATTCCATTTGCCATATTATTCTCCTATGTTAAAATCCGCTATATCTACCCGTTTTAGCAGCTTGTTCTATTTTTGATTGAGTGTAACTTTTACCACTTGGTGTTCTTGCAGTATCTTTTTTAAACTGAGATTTTTGAGCAGCTATACTTTTTGCTTGTTGCCTTACATAATCTCTTTCAGCTTCACTTTTAGATTTACCTCGTACCTCTTGTTGTTGGTTTACAAAATCTGATTTTCTTTTTTCTTCTTCTTTTCTTCTCTGTGTTATATCTCCACCAGATTTTTCAAACTCTTCTTGTCTTCTTTGTCTTTCTTCTTTTTCTTCTTGAGCTCTTCGTTCTTCAATAAGTTGAAGTTGTTTTCTTTCTTTTTCTGCTTCTGCTTTATCTGCATCAGCTTTTGCTTTTCGTGCTTTTTCTTTTTCTTGTTGTTCTTTTATACCAGAAGCTGCTAGATAATTATCTTCAGTGTAATTAGTTACAGCGTTATTTGCAACAGTGCTAAATGCTGCTAATTTTTGAGCCATATAATCATCAAACTGTTGTACACTTTCTCTAGTGCCAAATATTTTATTACCAAAACCTGGAGCTAAAACTTCTGAGTATGGTAAATTATAGTAGTCTGCTTCAAATTTTGCTATTGTTGGTATAACTATTTCTGTGTTTAAAGTTCCTGTGCCGCCTGTTGTGGATGCACCTCCTGGTTGATATATATCATTTTGATTTACTATACCTTTATCTAATAAATAACCAATTACTTTATTAACAGAAGCCCTACCTTCTCCACCACCACTTACTCTTCCAAGTAAAGCATCCATAATGCTTCCACCTTGACCAACCCTATCTAAGTCAACTGTAAGCTCCCCTTTATCGTTTATTTTAACAAAACCACGTTGTTTATAATTTTCTATAAGTTCAGAAGCCGACATGTTTTCATATTCTGCATCAGTAGCTCTGTAATTACCATCTGTGGTAGTTCTATTTGTTCCTGCTATTTGTTTAGGGTCTTCTCTGTAACCTCCATCTCCCGTTTGAGTTTGCTCATCCATAAAAGGATTTTGATAGTCTGGGTCAATAACACATTGTTTTAAAGTCGAATCGTATTTATATCCTGCAGGACAAGGGTCATTTTCTGGTTCATCTGGGGTTGTATTAGACGGAGGCACATAGTCAAACTTTGGGTCTGCTGTACTAAATGCGTTAGTGTCTATAAAGTCGTTTGGTTCATTGCTAAAACTCCAGTTACCTGTAGCTGCGTCATAATTTAATCCAATAGTGTTTCCCTTGTAATACATATTATTTTCTCTTAAGCTGCTCCCTCATCTTCATCAGTTCCTGCAGAGAAGCTATCTTCCCCTGGAGTCGGTACACCTCCAACTCCGATGTTGCCACCGCCAACGCCTGTAATGTCGTCTGCATCCGCTCCTGTAGGAGCTCCTCCATCATCGGCCATTGAGGGCTGTTGATTATTGCTTTGATTTTGTTGATTTCCATTTGCCATCCCCATTATTTTTGCAAAGATTGCCGCTTTCTCTGGGTCGTTTATTAATTTTTCTGGTTCTATATCAAGTGACTTTGCAATCTCAGATAATATAGAATGCCATCTTACAAACGGAGCCAAATTCTGATTTGATGCAACTTGTAAGAAAGTCATTAGTCTTTGTGACCTTACTTCTTTTTGCATCAGTGATGTTGTGCCTCTTGCCTTAACATGTAAGTCACCTTTTATTTCTGGAGCGTCTTCATTAAATTGCATGTTCCATGAAAATAAAGTTTCTCCTAAAGGTCTTAGAAGCATATCATCAATATTTTTTATTACTGTCTTTATACTTAGAGCTGCTGCACCCATTAACATGGACATACCTGCTGCAGTTCTAGTTGTTGATTGTACTCCTGTAGTACCATGAGAGTACGATGGAATGCCTGTAGATTCATCAGCTAACTGTCTAAATCTGTCAAACATCATTAAGTTTTCATTTGCTGTATTAGGAAACTTAACTCCATGTATTGCTTGACCTGGCATACCACTTTGTCGTCTAAATATTTTACCAGGAAATACTTTCATATCTTGTCCAGGTACTAGCATTGTCTCATCGACATCAAATACTAAATTACCTGCAAGTGCTAAATTATCAATAGCCATTCTTGCATGGCCATTCATAATTGTTTGTGCATCATCCATATTTTCTGGAATACCAATACCAAAAAATTGATATGGGTTTATTTCATATGGACAAACTAAATAAGGTAATCTTGTAGGAGTAAATGGATTTAATACTAATCGTATTATTTCACCATTACATACCCAACAATTAACTTGGACTTCATCCATGTCGTCCATATCATCTTCTAGTTCTAAACCTGCTTCCATTGCAAGGTCAGCATCTAATGTACCCCAAAACTCTAATATCTCGTATCTATTTTTATCGTATTCACTAGTGCTTTCTCTATCTTTTAAAGAAGATTCATAGCCACGAGCTTCATAATTAGGCCCCATATCTAGAGCAGAACGTATTGCCTCTTTTCTAAAAAAAGGTCTGTTTATTAAATCACGTATTTGTGAACGAGTATATACATGTCTTTGAATTACATATTCTGCATCTTCAATAGTAACAGCATCTGGGTCTGGATAAAAATCCCAACACGATACTGATTCTATTCTCGGTACTAGTTTTGTTCTTGGGCTATATTCATTCTTGCCTGTTTCTGGATTTTTAATCCAGTTATGACTTGATTGCTCATAAGTAAATGGCCCTTTAATAACTCCTGTACCAAGTAAAGCTGCTTCAAATAAAGCATGACGTAAAACATTTACTGCACTAGATTCTTCTAACTGGTCATGAATCATTTTTTCCATGTTAGCAGAAGCCTCTTCAGCAGGGCTTATCTGTGGTTCTTTAGCAGCATTAGTTGCAGGGCCTTTTACAAAATTCCCACCTCTATACTTTTCTTCTAAACCATTAAGTAAACTATTTAGCGTTGAACCTTTTTTAAAGTCATTGCCATCACCTGGAAAACCATACGGACTGTCTGGTTGTTTAGGTTGTTTAGTTTGCTCTGCTATATGTGCATACTCAGCGATATTTTCTGGTATAGGCGTAGGTTCTACACCTACTGGAAATTTACCACTAGAGAATAGAACTTCTATTAATTGACCATAAGCTGCAAGAACTTTAGTCTTTGTTATTTTAACAAATACTTTTGATTTCTCACTTTCTGTAAAAGCCATATCATTACCATAGACTCCTCTATAGTTACGATATGCTCTTAACCAACGTTCTTCATCAAACCTACGAGCATCTTCGGCTTCAGTAAATTTACCTTTAATTAAACCTGCTAAACCTGCAACTTCGTATGTTGGTTGTTTATCTTCGTCAGTGTCGCTTAAAGCTAAAATATCAGCTGACTGTTTAGTTACCATTTTTTACTTTGCTTCTTTTGCGTCTGATAATTCACCTTGAGTATATCTTCTTAACATACCTGCATCTGGTTTTTCTTTTGCAGGTGGTGTATCTGGCACATTAGAAAGCTCTGCTTGAGAATATTTTTTTAACATTCCCGCTTGAGGTTTTTCTTTTGCAGGTGCACCATCAGCTACTTCAGAAAGTTCGCCTTGCATGTATTTTTTCATTTTAATTGGTGTTTCCATCTTTCCTCCTAGTAATCTCTTTCATCTGCCATTCTAAAAACAGCAGGGTCTACTTTATTTTTCTTTCCTTGTTTAGGAAAGTCGTTTGGTCTTGTTTCGTCATTGGCATGAATAGTCATGTCAATTTTCTGTCCTACTGGTGCATCTTTTGAATAATCAGCAGGAAGTTCACCTTGTTTGTATTTTTTCATTACGTCTTCTGGCATTTATTCCTCCAAAATTTTATTTTTAAGATACCCCATTAAATCTGGATTATCTACAAAAACAGTCGTTAAACCATTCGTTATACCATTAACTATGGCTTCTTCTTTTTCTCCTACATCTATATTCCATTGATAAATAATACCATGTATTATTTCATGTAATATAGTATTAGCATGAGAAACACCTTCTTCATCAGAAGTATATCCTATAACACCTTCTTTAGAAAAAAATTGTCCTTGTGCTTCATTTGCACTAGCTACAGTTTGTTTCCATTCTTCTAGCTTATAATTTTTATAACCTATCTTTACTGTGCTTGGTATTGTACTAACACAATCGCAATACTTTGCTTTAGGCATTAGTATCCAAAAACTCTATCAGAAGGTTTAAACTTTTCTTTTTCTGTATATCTGTTTGCTTCATAACTTTTTGGATGAACAGTTCTACTCATCACCCCGTATCGAAGAGCATCATACGCATGGTCTTCTGCATGTGTATCTACATCTTCTGGATTGTTTCTATCTATTGGTAACATTGGTAATGTTCTAATTAGATTTATACAATTAGAAAATACTTTTAGTTTTGGCTGTCCAGTATTTTCATCTTTAGATAATAACTTATGTAATTCTAATTTACCTGCTACTCTGCTTCGTGGTGACCTATCTGATGGTCTCCACTTACAACCTTCTCTAATCATCGTCTCTGCAATACTAGGGCCAGCATCCCCTCGTCTTGACCAAGTTGAAGAATCCAAGATTCCGTATCTAATATATTCACCTTGTTCTCGTTCAAGAACTTGCTTTGCGAAAACGTCTGCCGTAACTCTTTGGGTGTAGTGCTCTCTGTATACCCAGAAATTGTTATCGAAGTCCACTGCAATCCAGAGAACGCAAGCCGCAGATGAATACCCCCAGTCGCACGTTCTAAATCTGAGCCAACTGCGGGGAATGTTAAAAGGCTCCACAACATGAGTGGGAATACTAAATTCTGGAAAAGCCGAGTTTTCAAATGCACCCCAATCTCCTTCTAAAAATTGTTTACGTTGTACCTCTGGTAAAGATGACAACATAATTAGATAATCATCTGTTTGCATTAGATATGGATTATCTTGTAACTTTGCAGGTATAAATCTTCTTGTTATAGACTTATTTCCTGCTATCGTACTTATGTTTACATCAAACGCTGTGTTTGGTTCTGCAGGGTCAACAAACATTTCTTTAACCCATTGTGAACCTACGTTACCTGGATTACCTGTAGCTCTCATAAACACAGGTATATCTGGGTCTACACTACGAAGAGACGAACGTAAAAAGTTATATATCTCTGGTGTAGGGTATTGTGGTAATTCATCAATACCTATCCACGTATACGATTGACCTTGGTAACGAAGAACATCAGTTAAGTTTTCTGCGTAACCAAATTCAATTCTAGCTCCAGATGGAAATCGCCATTCTTTTTCTTGCTCTCTCCATTTAGCACCTGGAAATGCTTGCCCATATAAACGTTGAGAATGATTAATCATATCTCTAAGTTCTGGCATTGAACGTCTAATTAACAACGCTCTATGACTTCCTTTATCACAATAACGAAGTGGGTCTATCAACATTGCGTATGATTTACCACCACCTCTTGCACCACCATAGAACACTTCTCTTTCTGAAGCTGCTAAGAACTCTGTCTGTGGCCCTTCGTTTGGTTGAAAGATTACATTATTTTCAACGTGTTCTTGAACATTTGGTGGAAGTTGTTCTACTTCATCTTGTATTAATACAGCAGAATCTTTTCCTTTTAACGCATCATCTGTTTTAAGTATGCGTTCTTTTCTTTTTTTAGCGTTATGTAAATCGTTAGTAGCTTTCTTAATCTTGTCATCTTGTTTTTTAATGACTCGTTTAGCTGAAGCTCTAGCTTTACTTTCTACGCTGAGAACTCTTGGAGCTTGTTTGACTCCTCGTTTTCTTCCAAGATTTTTTCTTGGTTTAGGTGGTTCAATGTCTGCCATCTGTTATTAACTATCTTTCTTAATCCTGTGTGTGTTATAGGCCGTTCTGTTTTTTGTGTTAACCATCTTGCAACCTCACGATAAGAACAGTTATTTAAATATTCTTTTGCTTCTTCTAGTGCATCTAGTTCTAACTGCACTGGTTCTATATAATCTGGGTCATCAGATTGTTTATAGCCGAATGGTATTACTCTTCCTTTTCTTTTAATTCGTTGCATCTTTTGGTGGTAATATAAATATACCATGAGCAACTTGTGCGTTAATATCTATCTTGTCTTTTTTGACAAGACCAACACGGTCAAGTATTTGTTTGGCCGCTTCCATTCTAATATTAACACCAGGAGTTTTACCATCTTCATCTAGTGCATCCACTAAACCTTTTACTGCTTTTGCAGAGTTAAGTGCTAAAGAGTATTCTGCTCTTTCTAGTATTTCATCTTTTAATGCTTTAACAACTTTAGGATAAGAGCTAGGTGCATATCCTGCAATCTCACCTGCTTTCTTTGGATTACCTTGTGCTTCTCCAAACAATGCAGTAATAAAACTTTGTTGTTGTTCTGTTAATTCTTTTACTTCTTTTTTAGTTGGTAGCATTTATAGCCATTGCCTCTTTTGTTTCTTTTTTATTCTTTTTTCTTTTATCCAATCTGGGTTTTTCTTTATACCTAATTCTTCTTTTATCTCTCGTTCTTTGTATCCATCTTCTGCTGCTTGAAGTATTTGTTCTCTGGCTTTATCTTCTCTTCCACCCACATCTGATATAAGAGATAGGTTAGGAGCAGTAATAACTCTTCTAACAAAACGCTTCTTACACGGAAAGTCTCTTTTAGCGACAGGTAATAATTTTGTAAATACCTCTCCAGTTTTTGTATTTTCATATTCGTATATTGGCATTAGTCTTCTTTTATAATTTTAAAATATTTTTCTTGGTAATCATTTAAGTTTACTAAGTTATTTATTTTACTATCCTCTTTACATAATTGTACATACATATTCTTATCTGTCAACCATTTTCTGCCAGTCCAAAATTCAAAGCCATCATATTTAGCTTTATATGAACTTGCTTCTTCATAGGCGTAAGATAAATAATATTTATCTACATTATTATTTAAACACCATTTAATTTCATATAGTGTTGCGTATGTTCCTAATCCTAGTTTTTCATTTTCATAGTTCCAAGCAAACTGGCCTGTAATTAAATGATTATCTAAAATCATAAACTCTGTAAATGCTACAGGAACATCTTTGTAATAATACACAAAGTATTTCCAATCTAGGGGGTCATCCCGCATAAACTCTTCACTTTCTTTTTCATTATTCTTTTCGTAGAATTGTTTATGCCTAATATAATTTTTATATATATTAGCTAATATATCTTTGTTTGGATTATCTTCTACTTTTACAGATACATTTTTTTTATTTAATGTATACTTTTGTTTTTTACTAAAAGTAAATTTAGATAAATCTAATCTGCAACTTCTAGCATTAATCCAAGTTAATCTATCTAGTTTTGTATAATACCAAGATAAAGGTATCCAACCATTATCAAGAGCATAGTTATATTCTTGTGGCTCAAACTCTGCAAGTATTAACGAATATATTAAATCGTAATTAGTAAGTTTACCTGCAATATGGTCAAAGAATAATTTCACTAAGGACGTTCAAACTGAGTCATGTACGAGTCATCAGTCTTTGTGTCTTCTTCTCTAGTATTCTCTACAGTATAAAAATTCTGGTCTATTTTATAACCAGGATTCTTTGTTAGTCTTTCTTCCATAAAAGCATCATCATACCACACAGTTCTATTATTTGGATATGCAAAAAAATTACCATCATCCATTCTAAACATGTGTGCACATTTATGTTCTGGGTCTTCACTAAAGTTTGTATCTAACATACCTGCTTTATTTTCCCATGCCCAATCTATTGTAAACATGTACGTGCCTTTTCTTTTGACACCTTTGTAGTCTACAAGTTCTGCTCTACAATTTGCTAATCTATTTCTTCTTTGAACATCTACATAAGGTGAAAAACAATCCCAGTACATATGTATATTCAGTGGATGCTTTGGTGCATCTTTCTTCCAACAAAATGCATGTATTGGTCTTCTTGTCCAGTTTACACCATTAGGTAGTAAACATTCAAATAATAGTGCTCTTCTTTCTAAACTATTTACTGTGTGCACATCTGCAAATGTAAAATCTCCGTGCCCTTTTTCATGGTCGTACAAATATTCATTTCTAATATACGCACTAAAGGGTGGTAGATTATGATTTAGATATGCCACCTATTTTTTCTTTTTGTGTCTGTTCGCAAAGTTACGAGCGGATTCTTCGTTTCTAAAACCCCATGCTCTAAGTGCTAGTGCCTTTCTTGTTGGGCGACCTTTCTCATCTTTCATTGGGCCTTTCATTCCTGCAAATCTGGCAGCGAAAGAAACTCTTCGTGGATTAACTCCTTTTTTTACTGGGGGCTTTAAATTAGAACCTTCTTTCTTTTTAAAGTATGCTCTACCTTTTGCTGTTAGCCCGCCTTTTGGATTTTTGTGTTCTTTTCGCATTACGAATATTTCCTGTACGATGCCGTTTTCTTTGCAATTCTTTTAGGTTGTTTGCTGTGCTGCTTACCTTTCTTTTTAGCTTTTCTTTTGGCTCTTGTGCTAGCCGCATACTCAGCAGAAGAAAGAGCTTTGATAGCTTTTTCTGGAAGATACCTTTCACCAGTTTCAGAACTTTTCTTACCACTCTTGGTTCTCCATTTCTGTTTACCCCAAGCCTTAAGACTTCTTTGACTTTTTGCTAGTGCCATGTTTTCTCTTTAAACTAGCTTTGGCTCTTTTAGCCAATCTTGCTTGTTGAGGTTTACCACCATACTTTGCTCTCTGCTCTAATACAGTTAAGATTTGAACTTTGCGAGCATATGGTTTTTTAACTCGTTTAACTTTAGCAATGCTTTTTTTAGCATCGCCCACAGTTGCATACTTAATTTTAACAGTGTCTCTTGGATTTTCATCTGTATATAATCTCCTTCCACTACCCTTCGGTTTTTTACCTGTTCCTACTTTTGGGTCTGCCATTGGTTAGCCTCTGCAACCACCACAGCTCCCACCACAATACTCACACATTATGTTCTTACCTTGTTCTTTTTTGTTTTTGTTTTCTTACCATTTTTCTTTTTAATAACACCTCTTGCCATTAAAACATCTTTCATGGTTACTTTACCATCACCAGACATATCTGGAAACTTTTTCTTTTTAGTTTTCTTTGCCATTACTTTTTTCATGATTTATATCCTCCCCCTGCTTTTTTATAAGCCTTTGCTAAAGCCTGGGCCTTACGAGCTGACCACTGTCCTGCGGCGGTTCCGTGTGAAGCCTGTGCTTTAATACGATTAAAAATTTTTTTACGCATACCAGGTTTAGTATAGTTACCTGCTTTGTTTACAGTTGACTTACTTTTTTTTGCCATAGTATCTTGATTTACTTTTAGCTAAAGTAGATAAAGTTTTTGCTTGTCCTGCATGAGAACGTGATGCTTTATTAAGTGCCTTTGCAACTTTCTTTATTTTTCTTTTCTGTGCTTCTTTCATTATTTTTTCCTTACAGTTTGTTTTGCTCGTTTAAACTGTGCTGCAGTAGGTGCACCTTTAGCACCTTTCTTTCTCATCTTTTCTCCACGTTTTCTTTTAGCGTGTATGTTTGCGTATAATCCTTTTCTTGCCATTATGATGTCCTAAATTTTTTGGAGG